CCGTTGGAACTGACGAATCGGTTATCAACACAAACCACATCATCGGAATCGTCATTGATAGCCAACCCGCCAACTACCCGGATAATGTTTCTTGCAATGACACTTCCCTGAAGCGTTCCGTTGGCAATAGCAATTCCAGCCGTCGCAAAGATGAAATTATCTTCAATTTGCAGATCGTGAATTGCAGCCGTGCCTTCGATGGAAATACCTACTGCGAAAATGCTTGTGGTAATAGCACCGGAGGGAGTGATGATCTTGCAATCTTTCACCAATACATGAGCGGAGTCCGTGATTTCAAGGCATTTCGTATTTCCAGCATCAGAGGCAGTGAATGTACAGCCAATAAACTGCAATCCGTGACAACTGACAGGAATAACGAACAGATCGCCCGTTCCAGAAGCCTGAAATCCCATATTGATGAATCGGCAAGAAACCTTTGCAACCGCAATAGTATGCGCTCCGATAACTCTCGGAAAGGGATACAGGTCAGACCCGCATCCGATAATATCGCATTTTTCAGGAAGAACTGTCAGGGATTCCGTGATGCCATCGCCCATGACAAAGATACGATTGCGCCTAGCCCACCAACGATTAGCCGTCAACCCAATTGACGTGTTACTTGCCGTGATAGCTTCCGCAATTGTGGCAAACGGAGAAGCGATAGACCCATCACCCGTTGCCGATACGTTCAAATCAACAAAATAATCAGCGGCCCCGGTCGGGTTTCCGCTCATAACACTTCCGCCCGGCTCGACAAGAATCTGCCCGCCGTTTGCAACTACCATTACATCTCCGCCTTGTTTACGGTACACTTTGGGTCCATACGTAGAATCAGTCATTTTAAATCTCCTTTGTTGCGAGCTTTACGCTCTAGTGCCATGCACTTTGGAGTTGACCGGCTTTCACCGGCCATTGGTTAATTATTCAGCCGCATCATAAATCAGTTTTGAATTGATGACGGTTGCATCCTGAGTTGCAGGTAAATGCGTTCCGCGATACTGAATCGCAACAACGCCATTCTTGACAGCGTTCTGAGTTGCAGACGTAAACAGCGCCCGAACATATCGTTTCCTTGGTTTCTGAACATCCAGCAGAAGAGCCTTGCTATCCGCATCAGACGCGCCAGCCGTGAATGTGGCAGTCCCGGTTAAAGACGCCATCCCGCCAGACCCGTTCAGTTCGTCCTGTTGGGCGGTAAGTGTCAGAACGCACCCGCTTGTCACATCACCAGTCAAAGCGATAAACGCCACGCCGTCCCATCCCTTCATATCCAGGATGGATGTAGCACTTGCAGCCTGGCCGTCAGCCACCGCTCCGAGAACATACGTTACCTTGCAGTTATTCAAAAAATTGTTCATTTGATTTTCTCCTTTATTCAAGCCGGATTTTAACCCGGCGAATTTGGTTATACGGAAATGTAAAGTTTCTTCATTGCATCAGCCTGGCGCACACCACCACCGACTCTTTTGCGGGCGCGGAATACTACCAGTCCATTGTCGGCTCCGGTCGTATAGTCAACCTGGAATGCAATGGCAATCCGGTCGGCAATGACATACGTTTTGCGGAAATCACCGTAGAGGATCGGGTACGTTCCGGCTGCAACGGCTGGCATGTCGGGCATTTCAACGTAAGGCGCACCGGCCAGAGTGTTAGGCATCGCGGTAGCAATACCCGGAATCCACAAATACTGGCCCTGTCCGTCTTTCAGTTTACGGGTTTTGCCGAGGGTTGCACGGCTCAAGCCGAAAACAGCGTTCTGGGTATAGCCAGATTTAAGGGCATAAAACAGGTCAAGCAGTCCGTCGCCAGTCAATGAAGCAGCCGCACCGCTATTCACCGCAACGATATCGCTGTTGACCAACAGGCCTTCCATCTGGTTTGCAGCGCCAACGCCGTTAATGGATTCGTAACCTTCCTTCACTGAGAACTGTTCAGCCGCATCTTGCCGAAGCTCACCAAGCAGGTCGTATGCCGAATCTTCAAGCATCTGCAAAGATACTTCGATACGGGCGAACATTTCAGGGGCCTGGAATTCATACATTCCGTAAGTCGGATCTCCGGTGTTTGTTCTGGTCGTTACTTCACCCACGCGGGTGGCTGTGGTGGCTCCTGTTTTCTTCGGTCCTTTCAAACTTCCAACTCCAATGGTTCTGACAGTGGCCAATTGGCGAATGGGGGTCATCAGAACGATGTCCTTGATGATTTCGGCCTGCATGTCAGGCGGGGCCAGAAGATACCCGGCGCTCACATCGTCGGACTTCACAAGAGCTGCCATGCGTTTCTGAATCACGGCTACGTCTTTTGGATCACGATCCTGGGGCGGTCGGCGCATAACACGGTCAAACGCCGTGCGGAACTCTTTTGCTTCCCGTTCGGTAGAAGTGCCGCCAAGGCTCGGTGTTTGTAAAAGAGCCTGAACCTGATCCATTTGATCCTGCATGGCCTTCTGGTTCTGGGCAGTCAGCGTAATCTGCTGATTCATAGGCTCAAATCTGTCCATGGCTGCGTTGATTTTGTCGATCTTCTCTTCAAGCAGAACATCACGCTTTTTGTCATTGGCGTCATTGGCAGTCTTAAACTCGTTAAACGCAGTCATAAGCTGAGTGACGGCTTCTTTAGGGTCTATATCAGGCATTGTTTTTCTCCTTCGTGATTTGATTAATAATTGTTTTGATTTCCAAACACGCATCCGTCCACCCGGCATCCCGCCGAACTTGCTGACCATAATCACTATGGCTGGCTTGCGACACGGCTTTGACGGCCAGTGACGCTATCGTTATCGCTTGACTTTTTGAAGCTATCCCGTGATCTCTCAGGATTGATTCAATCTCTCGAATAGCTAAATTGCTTCCCTGCTGCATGTCTTGAGGCGCACCTCGATAAAGTTTCATCATCGCCGATTTGGCAGTTTTCATTTTTTGCTTAGCGGGAATCATTTCATCCGCAAAACCATATTTAACAGCATCTTGAGCCGAAAACCATGTTCCATCTGTTACGATTTTTCCATTGCCATCAACTTCGCCCCTAAGCCAACTCATAACAGCATCATGGTTCTGCCCCGTTCTTGCCTCAAAAAGGCCAGAAAGATCAGTTGTCAGACCAGCAAGGATCTTACTTTCCTCCATATGGTTATCTTGATTCCCGACCGAAAGAGACCAAGGGCGATGAATCATCATTCGAGAACCTTCATAAATCTTGATTTCATCCGCTGCCATGGGAATTACAGCGGAAATAGACGCTGCTATTCCTTCGATGTATGCGATTACCTTCGCCGGGTGGCTTGCCAGACTTGAATAAATCGACAGCCCTTCATAAACGACACCTCCGCCACTACTTATCCGGGCATGAATAGTATCTGCCTTGATGTTCATGAGCGTTTCGGCAAATGATTTTGCATCTACACCATCTTCCCACCACCCACCGATATCGCCATAAATAAGTACCTCGGCTTCGCTTGGGCTAAGTTGCGATACCCTCAGCGTGCCAGGGTATAGCGGGGTGTTGGCGAAATTCAACATTCCGCTATTTTCATCGCCAAGTTGTGAAAGCACATCGTTTATGCTTGCGCTCGCAGCCCTCAATTTGGCTTCGTTATCCGCCGAAAGAACCCGGCCAGAATTCATGATATTGCGAGGGATTGTTTCAGTTAAGGTTTTATGCATTGCCAGGGTCCTTTGGATTTGGCTGCGAACCCACAAGCTGCCCACCGCTTTGAGTTCCATCGCTCAATATCATGTTGGCCG